GGGTCCGACAGAGCCAGAGCCAGAGCCAGAGCCAGAGCCAGAGGAGCCAGAATATCTTGAGGACTACACGGTTTCAGAGCTACGGGCTTTGGCAAAAGAAGAGGGCATCACGGGCTATTCGGGCATGCGCAAAGCAGAGCTCATTGAGGCCTTGGCAGCTGAGGAATAAAGATGGAATCAACAACGGTAGAAGAAACGCAAGTAGAAGTTGGCGGGGCACCAGAGCCAGACCGCATTGAGCAAGCCGCAGAGGCGCTTCACCTGGCTCAAGAGGAGGCGCCCGAAGAGGCTGCGCCAGAGCCCGAAGAGCCCGCCGAAGAGGCTGCGCCAGAGCCTGAAGAGGCAAAAGAGGAGCCTGAGCCCGTTAACATTGGCCACGAGTACAAAACCTTGCGCCGTCGTCAGAAGCAACTGCGGCGCAAGGAAGAGGCCTTTCAGGCCAAGGTCTCTGAGCTTGAGTCTAAGTTGGCAGAGGTGGAAGCCCAGGCCAATCTCATCAACCTTATCAAGGAAGACCCTAACGCAGCTTTGCGCGAGTTTACAAGCCGTGCAGGCACAAGCGAAGACGAGTTCTACGAAAAGATGACGCTGCAGCGCTTGGGAACTGACCCGCAAGAGCAGCAGCAAGAGTCAGCCTTGTGGAAAGAGATTAAGTCGTTGCGCGAAGAGCTTAAACAAAAAGACCAAAGGGCCGAAGAAGAGGCTCAGGCTCAGCAAGAGCAGTCGCGCCAAGCGGCGGTAGAGCAAGCGGTTCAAAACCATGTGCAAGAGCTTTGCTCAATCCCGAACAGCCCAGAATTTTCAAGCAAATGGCAAAACTTGGCAAACCTTCGTCCAGACATTTTGGAGGCTCGAGCAAACTACGCGGTGTGGTGGGCAATGGAAAACTCCCCTAAGACCACGTTGCCTGAATTGGCTGACGCTCTTGACGCCGTCATCGGAGAAGAGTACAAATTTACACTGGATAGGCTTAATGCCTCCAGGCAGGACCAAGGCTCTCCTGAACAAAACCTTGAGGGTCTAGGTGCCCCGGAAAATGGAAAACCTGCTGCGAAACCACAAGCGCTGACACTCACTAACAATGACGCTGCCGTAACAAGCCGTCGTGGAAGGTCCATGACGCAATCGGAGAGACTGCAAGCGGCGGCAAATGCGTTGCCCGACTTTAAGCAATTGGTCGGCAATTAGGTTTAAGGTAATTCCAAATGGCTCAACTAGACGTAACTAATTTTCAAGCTGCGCTAAAACTCCTTTATCCTCGGGGACTTGCGGAGATTCTATATCCCAAGTGCCCTATTCTTGGCTGGATGCCGAAGAGGAAAGATTTTTACGGCGAAGCTGCTGTTGTGACCCCGATGACGAGTGGCGTGCGAGGCAGCACGACGTTTAACAACGCGGTAAACAACCAAGGCACCCCTACGCTCAACCGTTTTCTTGTCACGCGCGCCAAAGACTACGCGCTTGCAAGCATCGACGCCGAGGTCTTGATGGCTTCTGCTAACGACAAGGGAGCAATTGCTAAGGGCCTCGACACCCAGATTCGCGCTGCGCTTTACGAGCTCGGTCGCTCCTGTGCTTACCAGCTTTATAGCGACGGCACGGGGCTGCGCGGAACGGTAAACACCTACGTCGGTGGCTCGAACACCTTTACTCTTACGGCGGTGGAAAACGTCGTTCGCTTTGAGGTGGGGATGAACATCCAGGCGGCGCTGACTGGTGCTGTTCCTGCGGTTACGTCAACCGAGTGTGTCATTACTGCAATCAACCGCCGCACTGGTGAAATCACAGCTGCGGGTATCGGTAACGCTCTCCCGCTTGACGACGCTGCCAACTTTGGCGCTGGGTTTGTTGGCGGTGGTGCTGGCGTGGGTGCTGACATCTTCCGCGCTGGCGACGGCAACAACTGCGCAACCGGTGTTGCTGGTTGGGTTCCGCCAAACGACCCTGGTGTTGGTGGTACGCCGGCTAACCTTTTTGGGGTTAACCGAACCACTGACCCGACTCGTCTCGCCGGCATTCGTATCGCAGGCGGCGGTGGCGTGATGGAAGAGGTGGTGTTCGACGCGGTGGCCGAAGCGCACATCAACGGCGCCCAGCCCGACACGCTTTTCATGAACTCGCGCAAGTTTGCCGAGCTCCAGAAGAGTGCCTACGCCAAGACTTGGATGACGGTTGACACCGACATCCCCGGCATTGGTTACAAGGCTCTGTCGTTCCCGACTGACTACGGCGACATCAAGGTCATTAGTGACCCGAACTGCCCGGTTGGAAAGGGATACCTGCTTGCTCGAGACAGCTGGGAGCTGAAGAGCCTCGGCGAGTTCCCGCACTTTGCAACGGACGAGGGTCTCAAGTACATGCGCCTTGCTAACAGCGACGCCATTGAGTTCCGCATTCGTGCATTCTGGAACTTGTGTTGCGACAAGCCTGGCCACAACGCTGTCATTTCTTGGTAGGAGGTAGCCATGGGACAAACTGGCATTTACGGACCTTCTACGTTTGAGCGAAACGTTACTCTTGCCAACGTTGTGTTGACGCTGGATTCGGCTGGCGCCGCCCCGGTGGTAACCAAAGACAAGGGGCTTATTGTCAACACCGTGGCCGGTGCTGTTGATGAGTGGACGGTTACGCTTAAAGACACGTATGTAAACGGCATCGACGTCATGGGAATCTCTGTTAGCGATTCTGGTGCCCAAAGACTGACTGTTGAGGTTACTCGCGTAACCAACAACACGGTCTTGTTTAAGCTGTATGACGTCGCTGGCGGCGCATACGTGTACGGCGACGCGACGGTTTATCTGTCGCTGGCATTGGTGGCATAATCATGAACCTCGGAGCACTTCTCAAAGACAAGCTTGGCTCTGCCGAGCACGAAGAGGAAGAGCACGAGGAGTCTGACTCAAGCGCGATGGATTCGTTTCTAGACGCGCTTGAGTCGGGCGACCGTGGGGCAGCTAAAGCTGCGCTAAACGCGGCCTTTCATGAGCACATGATGGCTATGGAAGACGAGGACGAGGAGGACGCCGACAGGGGCGCTCTTCTAATCGCCATGAAGCCAAAAGGTGACATGCATTCTGACAGCAAAATGAAGAAAAGCATCTTCGGCAGTCCGATGACTAAAAAAGAACGCAGCATGGCCCGCAAGTCAAATAAAGGCGTGTACTAAGCGAAAGCTCAACATGATGCGTAAGGCAAGAAAGTAGGTAACCATGGCCGCACCGCAGACACTTGACGATATGCGGACAAGGGTCCGCGAGTTGGCCAATATGGAGACCCAGGCGGCGTCTGGGTTCGTCACTGACGACGAACTTAGGCGCCGCTTAAACGAGGCCCTCAAGCATTTGTACGACATGCTGATTGAGGCTAGGGGCCAAGAGTACTACCTCAAACAACACACGTTTGCGCTTGTTAGCGGGCAAAACGACTACAACCTTCCCGCAGACTTTTACGAAGGCGCAAGCGTAACAGCGACCAACAACGGCTACCATTACCAGCTGCGCACCTGGGAGATGCAAGAGCTTGCTGCAATGCAGTCTCTTAGTGTGCAGACCTCTGGGTCTATCTACAGCTTGAGGTACCGCTTTAAAGGGCCAGACATCCCGGCTGGCCTAAACAACAACCGGATCACTATCTACCCTACGCCAAGCCAAGGCTTTACGGTCAACGTCTGGTACATCCCAGCCATGACCGAGCTCGTTCTGGGAACAGATACGTTTAACGGAGTAAACGGGTGGGAGCAGTGGGCAGTTTTGACCGCTGCAATCGACATCCTTAACAAAGAAGAAAGCGACACGTCGGCGCTTATGATTGAGCGCAACATGGTCGAAACAAGAATCCGCAAACTGGCAGGGAACCAAGACGCCGGCCACGCCTCGCGCATCACTGACGTGCGTGGCGATTGGCTCGCGTGGCCGCTGTGGACCAACAACTGGAATGCGTAATGGCAAACGTCAGAAAAGCATCTCCTCTTCCTTACCAAGAAGATTACGAGTCTCAGCGCGTAGCTGACGTAGTAAAGCAAAACGCTAGGCCGGCTACGCCTGGCGTTTTTGATGGTGCAAAAGAGTTTTCGGTAACGCTGGGTGCCGCTGGCACAAAAGACATCATTCACAAGCTTGGAAAAAAGCCCACAGGCTTTGTGCTTGCAGACACTGACCAGTTTGTTTTGGTTCGCAAAGTGTCGTCAGACGAAACGCTGATTAAATTGGATTTTTCTGGCGCGTGCTCAGCTAAGGTGGTGGTGTACTAATGCCTCTTCAAAAAGGAAAAGTAGACATCTACTTCCAGTCAGGCATGGCTGGCGACACGGACCCTAGGGTGGTGCCGGTTGGCTCGTTTTTGAGCATTAAGAACGCCTACGTCGACAAGCGCGGCGCACTCGTTAAGCGCAACGGTTTTCAAAAGGTTGCAACAACCATTTTTGGAGGCGGCACCTTCAGCACGGCCCGAAGCGTGTTTTCGTCTGGCGACGAGCTCTGCGTGGCTGGAAACGACACGCTGTTTGCCCGCGATGACACAAGCGGCCTGTGGAACAACCGAGGCTTTATTTCGCCTATGACCGGCGAAACAGAAGAGGTGTTTTCCGAGTCTGCTAAAATTTCAGCGCGCAACTTAGACTCGTCGGCCAATGGCGGCTATCGGATTCACGCAATTTCTTATGTAACGTCTCCTGCCGCGTACTCAGTCCCGTCAGCAACCGGAAAGTGCCAAGTAGACGTTCGCATCGATGGCGACGACAACAACATTGCTCGAGAGCGTCACAAGCTTGTGTCTGCGACCTCTGTTCCTGCATGGGAAAGCGCAGGAAGCGGCATTGCGGTAAAGACGTCGTTTTGCCAAAACGGGTTGCTTGTGGGCACCTGGAATGGCGCGACACACCCAACGCAGCCTGGGTATTACTTTTACAAGTACGACACAACAAACCTTGCCGCAGCTCCCGTTGCTTTTCAGGCCGTGGCGCCAGTTGATGTTGCTAACAGCGCGTCTGATTACAAGGTTGCGCGCCCAGACTTGTGTGGCCACACTGGCTCGTTTGCAGCTGGTCAGTTTTCTTTTCGCTACATTCGCGCGGCCTCAAACGACTTTGTCGTAACACGCTACGACTCTTCGTTTGCAGTAACGTCTACAACCGTGTTCCCTGGCTCGTCTGTTGGCAGGACGTATGTTGATGGATCAATATCTGATGATCCTACAAACAACCGGACGTTGGTGTTTCTGGTTTATTACGAAGACGAAGAAGTTGGCGGCCCGGTAAAAATTGACGTTGCTTCAATCGACCACGCAGGTGGAGCTGTTACTTGGCAAACGCTTATCGACACGCTGTCACCTACAGACTTAATTGTTTGGAATAGTAGCGCATTGGTGTCTCCTGACACTTTTGGTGTTTCAAGAGGA